CAATGATCTCACATCCCACCTTTATAACCAACTTAGCGTTAGTTTTGGGGTAGATGAGAGACATGGCGACCCAAGATCCCCTCTTTTCTCCAAAGAAGGGTATTTAGTAGCATCACTCTTTTCGAAATTACCGACGGGGTCAAACCCTGCGGCAAGTCGGAAGGAGGCTGCTCTTAATACCTTCCTCGCATCTGATGCGCGGAACGCTCGATCAAACGAGCGGCTTCTCTGGTGCGAAGGCTATATCCACGGTACGCCGATCGAGCGTATCCTCGGTCGTGCACGGTCTATCTGTGCATCGATTCTCGGATACGAAACGGTCGAAGTGTATCGTGAACTCGCTTTATGGGGATCATTCTCTGGTGGAGCCTCTACCTCTAAGAGGAGGGGCTCCTCGACGGCTTATTTTAAGTTCAGAGAACAAGGCGATATAACAGAACGGGCAATGCCCTACCTCGAGGAATACGTCAGAGACACTCGCTATAGCGAGATCGTTGACGCTCGAGGGACACTCGCGAGAGTGGTTCCTGGGAATATCTTTTTCACTGTACCTAAAAACGCAGAGACCGATCGGGGTGCTTGTAAAGAACCTGATTGGAACATGTTTTTCCAGAAGGGAATCGGTGATTACATCCGTATGCGCCTTAAGCGCGTTGGATGCGATCTTGACGATCAGACGCAAAATCAGCGTCTTGCACGTCGCGGTTCCATTGATGGATCCCTGGCAACTATTGACTTGTCGGCTGCAAGTGACTCGAACTCGATTAGTCTGGTGGAACGTATTGTTCCAGCGGGTTTATATCGTGTCCTCGACGACTTGCGGTCGCCATGTACTAAGTTGCCTGATGGGAGTCTCTATGAGACGAACATGTTTTCCTCGATGGGGAACGGGTTCACGTTTGAGTTGGAAACATTATTGTTCCTAAGCTTAGCACGTGCTATCACTTCCCTATTTCGTATCCCTGGTAAAGTCAACGTGTACGGCGATGATATTATCGTACCAACCGAAGCGGTTCCTATGTTTTTGGATCTACTCGGCTATTGCGGTCATCGTCCGAACGTTACTAAGACTTTCTACACAGGATTCTTTAGAGAATCCTGCGGAAAGCACTATTACCATGGAAACGATGTGACCCCTATCTATGTCCGCCGCCCGCTAACAAGCAAGCAAGAGACATTGATCAAGCGCCGCAACCGAAAGGGGAAAGTGTATGAGGTGAAGGTCCCTGACCGTCGCCGTATCATACATCTACACAATCGTTTGCTGCACTGGGGAGCCCTTGATGGTATTGTCGACCCTCGACTAGACGGAGTCATCCGCGAGTTGAGGTCCATGATACCTGAGGACTTTTGGGGAGGTCGTGATGTAGAGTCGATTGATGCCGCCGTTACACCTCATGAGCCGCGTCTGCGGTACCATGAGAGTTACGGAGAACGCAACGTCTCTGACGAGGTCGTTTACCTGATGAACATCGCAGGTAGCCGTCCCAAGTCGGCAGTCCTCTTAGAAAGGCCAACAAACCCTAATGCTGAAACACGGAAGAGGCTCAAGCCTCCTCCCGTGCTCCCAACTTCGGGCCATGGTCTTATAACGAGTGTCA